AGAGGCGGCCATGGGCGCAAACAAGGCTAATGAGTCTTCGATTGCCATAACGCTCCTTTCCTATAAGAATTACACAGAAGCGGAGATGAAGAAGCTCAAGGCCGATACCGACAGCGTTGTTATTGCTACGGTCGAAAAAGCTGTAAGCACTGGCGCAATGAGTGAAACACAAGCGGCGGACTTCTTGGCTTTGCAAGGAATGTTTGGCTTGACGTTGGAGGCAGCAGGACGAAATGTTGACTATGCCGAAGAAAAAGCGAAAGCCTAAACGATGGCTTTATCCGCTGGCAATTGAGCGAGAGTATGAGCAACTGCTGACGGCATACGCTGACGGCCTTGTAAAAGAGGTCGAGGCGCGTTTGCCGTTGCTGAATCTACGGCTTGATAGCATTGAGGACATTCCCGAGTCAACAGGCTGGTTTGAAGATTTGCGCGTGTGGTTGCTTGGTTTTCTTGGTGCTGGTAGCACGTTGCCAAGCATTAAGCAAATCATGATGGCCGTGGATAGATTCAACCGCCAGCAATTCCATGCGGTTTTCCGCTCGGTGTTTGGTGTCGATATATTTACAACTGAGCCGTTTCTCGCTGACTTGTTGGCGGCGTGGGAAGCTGAAAACATCAAACTGATTAAGTCTATCCCATCTCAATATCTCGACCAACTGCACGGCAAAGTCGGTGCGGCGGTTCGTGCCGGTAAGCCAAGCAAGATGATAGCCGAGGTTGTGCGCGAAACATTCGACTTGCCGCGAAACCGTGCGAAGCTGATTGCAAGAGACCAAATCGGGAAGCTGAACGGACAGCTTACGATGGCAAGGCAAAAGAACATCGGCGTTGAAAGCTACGTTTGGCGAACTTCGCTAGACGAGCGTGTCAGGGAAGAGCATAAAGCGCGAGAGGGCGAGAAGTTCAGCTGGGACGAGCCGCCAAAAGACGGCCATCCGGGTAACCCGATAAATTGCCGCTGTTCTGCCGAAGCCGTGTTTCCTGATTTGGAAGATTTGAAAGGTGTTGTTTATGGCAATACGTTATGACCGTGCGCCGATTAAGGCAAAGCGTACGGACGAGGGATTTATTAAAGATACCCCTGTTCTGACCCGAACGGGGGTTTTTGTTTACCGAAACGCCGACGGTAGCGAGCGGCGAGAGTATCGCCCGCCTGAAGAAGTATTCAAGGCTGACAGCTTGGCACTTTATGCAGGGATTCCGATCACAAACGGTCATCCGGGCAAGGTTACAAGCGCAAACGCCGCTAACCATACAATCGGCGCGGTGCTGACGCCTGCACGACAGGACGGAGACAACCTTATCGCGGATATTGTGATTCACAACGTCGAGGCGGTAAACGCAGGTAACAAAGAACTTTCAGTAGGCTATGAGTTAGATTTGGACGAAACGCCGGGCATCACGCCTAACGGTGAACGTTATGATGCGGTGCAACGGAACATCGTCCCTAACCATTTGGCTATTGTAAGCAGGGGGCGTGCAGGTAATGCACGTTTGAACATGGACGGCGACGAAGAAGCCGTTATTAATGATGGAGATGTCTCAATGACAAAACTACGTTTGGACAACGGTATCGAATATGACGCCGCGCCTGAAGTAATTCAGGCTTACAACAAACTGAAACAAGACCAAGCGGAAACGGTAGCGGCCAAGGATAAAGCCGAAGCACGCGCCGATTCCGCCGAAGCTGATTTGAAAAAACTGCAAGCTGAGCAAGACAAGTTCAAGCAAGATGCGCTGACCGTTGCGCGTGAACGCTTGGAACTGGAAGCGGTGGCGAAAGCGCATAACGTTGAGTTTAAGCAAGATTCCGCCGACCGTGAAATCAAAATTGGCGTAATCAAGGCCATTCGTGGCGACAGTCTGAATATGGACGGCAAATCTGACGACTATGTGGCCGCCGCGTTTGATATGGCGATTGTGGCGCATGAAGAAGCCGCAAAAGCCAAAGCCGTTGCAGGCCAACGCCAAGATATGGCAGAGGGCAAAGCCGAAGCAGGCATGTCGGCCGCTGAAGCACGCGCCAAAATGATTGCCGGTAATCAGGAGGGTAAATAATGGCAATGTACGATAACTACATGAATCCTGCGTTTGCAGGCATGAAAGCAGACAGCGGCTTTGACCGCGTTGAAAGTGGCGCTGTTGCGGCTGACGGCTTGCAATCAGGCGTGATTGTTGGCAAGGACGCCAAAGGCTTGATTGTGGCCGGTAAAGGCGTAAAAGCCGCCATCGGCGTAACCATCCACTCACACGCTCAGCTTGAGCCGTATAAGCAAGGCGATTGCGTGTCTGTGATGACCCGTGGCCTGTGCTGGGCGCGTGTTGCTACCGGTAAAACTGCCACCGCTGGCGAGGCTGTTAAATTCGATGCGAACGGCCTGATTGATAACACTGCTGCAAACACTTTGACTAACGCCACGATTCGCGATGTCAAAGACGTGAACGGCGAGAAAATCGCCTGCGTTGAATTGCACGCGCCTACTGTTTAAAGGGGTAACTAATGAATCAAAAACACATGCATTATGACGAAGCGGAGAAAAGCACAATCGCCGCTTTTGTTCAAAATATGGGTCAGAAGTTCAATGAAGACCAAAGTGTCTTTGTTGCGCGTGAACTGGACTACGTAAAAGCCAAAGTTTACGAGAAGAAACGCCCGCCGATGTTGGGCTTGTCGCTGATTCCGCAAGAATCTGACGCGCCTGAATGGGCTGAAACCATCACTTACAAAGTCTATGACGTTGTGGGTATGGCGAAGATTATCGCAAACTATGCCGACGACCTGCCACGCGCTGACGTGGAGGGTAAAGAGCACACAATCCGCGTCAAAACCATCGGTAACAGCTACGGCTATAACGTGATGGAACTGAAAGCATCTGCCGGTTTGGGTCAAAACCTGCCGACCAAGAAAGCCGAAGCGGCACGTCGTGCGGTTGAAGTGAAGCTGAATCAGGTGGCGATGGTTGGCGATGCCGACTATAACTTGTACGGCATGACTAATCACCCGAATATCGGTCAAACTACCTTGCCTGTTGCGAAATCATGGGACAAATGCACCGGCGAAGAATTGATGCAGAATCTCGATGCCTTGTGGAACGCAGTCCGCTTGCAGTCTAAAGGTGTTCACACGCCTAACAAGCTGATTCTTTCTTCCACTCTTCATGCAATCGTAACTTCAAAAATCTACACTGCCGGCACTGGTGAGACCGTTTGGGGCTTCTTTAATAAGAAACATCCGGGCTTGCAACTGGTGGAAGCGCCTGAGTTTGACAAAGCAGGCACTGGTGGCGCTCACTTGGTATTCATCGGCGAATTTGACGCCGAGAACATGAGCCACGAAGTAGTGATGCAATTCAACCAACTGGAAGCGCAAGCGCGTAACCTTGAATTGGTTGTTCCTTGCTACGCTCGCACTGCTGGTGTTGCCGTGCATTACGCTTTGGCATTCTCAAAAGCCGAAGTGCCTGCCGCTTAATCTTGAAGCCGCCTGAAATATGGCGGCTTTCTCTTGGAGATTAAAAGATGATTTATGTCAAAAACGTGAAGCCGTCTGTTGTTGTGTTGAACGGCAGTATCGTGGTTGCACCGCTTGATGTCGTGCAGGTTGACGAAAACGACAACGGCGTTAAGCGCCTGTTGGAAAGCGGTCAACTGGTAGAAGCGACAAGCAACGAAATCCCGACAACAGTAGAAGAACAGCCTGAAGATTTGGACGGCATGACTGTTGCGGAATTGAAAGAATACCTGAAAGCAAAAGGTGTTCAGTTTGACGCAAACGCCAAAAAAGACGAACTGCTGACACTGGCAAAGGAAGCTTAAATGGAATGTTCTGACGTATCTGTAAAAACCCTGCTTCTGTACGCGCCGATGTTGCAGACGATGGACGAAGCCGTCTTGCATGATACGTTGGTTGCTTCCATTGATTTTGCGCCGTCCTGCCTGCCTGAAGCAAAGCAGAAAGAGGCTGTCTATTACTACGCGGCCTACTTGCTGTCATTACGACAACAGGCGGAATTGGTGGGCGTAATTCCTGCTGGCGTAACTTCCGAGAAAGAGGGCGACTTGTCGCGTTCATACGGGAACAACGGCAGCAATTCGGCAGACCCTTATGGCTTTTTGGCGCGTTATGAAAAGCTGAACAACGTCTGCAAGCGTGTTGGCGCTATTACTGTCGGCGCTGGCGCGATTGGTGGCTGTTGTGGGTGTCTTTGATATATCGGTCAAGCTGTCGGATATGGGGCTTGATAAGGCGCTTGAGAACGTCATTCAGCTTAAAGATAAGCAGGTCAAGGTGGGTATCCAAGCCGGTAGTGGTTCGCATGACGGTGTTGATATTGTCGATATTGCCGTCTACAACCATTTCGGCACAAGAAATATCCCATCACGGCCTTTTGTCAATGACTGTTTCGACAAGAATCAAGGGCAAATTGCCGAGGCCAAGAAACGCATTGTTTACCGTGTTATGGACGGAATGTCCGCAAGTGCAGGGCTGTCTCAGCTTGGGCAGTGGTATCAAGACGTGTTAAAAGGCCATATCCGTAACGGCGGCTGGGTGCCCAATGCGCCTGCAACCATCAAGCGTAAAGGCTCAAGCAAACCGCTGATTGATACAGGTCAACTCGTTAACTCTGTAAGGTGGAAAATCGAATGATGAGTTTTAGGAAACCGCAAACGGTGAAACGCTTTGCGGGCGGGAGGTACGTTAAAGGCCGTTGGGTAGCCGATGAAGAATCGGAAACCCTGCAAATCATGGCGAGCGTCCAGCCTGTAACCAATGATGATATGCAAAACCTGCCCGAAG